ATCTCTGGTGCTGTTAGGAACCGGTGAGCCTTCTGTCCCCATACACTACCGTCACTGTCTTTCGACCTCACGGAAATTTGTAAAACCTAGAATAATTCAGTTAAACAAATTTGCAGGTTGCTTTTTCTCATTGCCTGCATCTTTTTAAAGCCATAACGTTGTTTTGCTTCTTACCGACTACAGTCCAGTAATCTCGCACCGGGTGTTTCCATTGCCGGATTGTCAAGGACGACAGTTTTATAGGCCCTGTCGGGGCGGTGTAGTGCCTTATGTAAGGGTTCTGTGAATTTGCCTGAATTTAGTTTGACTTGGTGTCTGTGTGTGCCTTGTTCGATATATAGTTATATCTTTTTCATCGCTTCACGGAGGATTTGTGAACCTCCTACTCTGACATTTATTATACCATTATAATACTCGTCTGTCAAGAGAACTTTGCGATTAAATTGTTCTTCTGCTTCTAAATAACTTGCAACGCCTCTACTTGGGCATATATGCAGTATCTCTCTTGTAAATTTATCCTCGCCTAGTTCTAAAACGTCTGCTTGGAGATGATCCGAGCTACCCCAATAGGTACGCCAGTCACTTTCTTTGGTACCCCGGCGTTTGTTCTTTTTTCCTTTTAGTGGTGGCTTGGTTGTTTTAAATTTTGCTAATTTTTTGCCTATGTACTTTTTGTCGTTAGTTGTGTTTGTAATTAAGTATACAAATGCTTCACAACCTTCTGGAAGTGTGTTTATAGTTTTGTTTTTATAAGTCCATTGCGACATAGTACATAGTTATCTACTGCCAATGCTATGCACGAACTTATATCGGCTAATCTGTTCTAAGTCGGGTTTATGTGTAAGTTTACCTAACTCAATATACCCTATTGCTAACTTTGGGTCGTCAATTGGGTGTGGCAGTTTGTGTGCAATTTGCATACACCAACGCTTCACATGTTTTGTAACTGCTTTTGCATCAACACACTGGTCCGGTGCAAACCATGCAAGTAAATCGCTTTTAACTATACTGGTGGGAATTATATGTTCTGGTGGAACATCTACATCATTGTCGTAGCATATTTCCATTATGTGTTTACCTACATGTGGGTAGTTCATGTACAAATAATTATCTAGTCTAGTAGGCGAAAACAATTCGTAATCACTGTCCTCTAATGGTTGAGGTGAAGGCTCGCCTGTTGCTGTACTAATTAAGAAGCGTCTATTTTTATTGCTTGTTATATCTTCTAAATGATGTAAGTGATAGTTAAACATACTGAGCCACTCTCGTAACTCTCCTGTTTCATTGTGTACATGGTCCGGGAAGTTTTCGTGTAGTCTATTTAGATCATCACTGCCTGTGAATATTTCAGGCTTGATGCGTTTGATGTTTTCTATACTGTGATCTAAGTTTGCTTGTACTTCTGCTATTGTTTCGCCCCAGTTATAAAACTGAGTACGACTTACAAACTCGTAATTGTTATCTTTGTAGTTGTTCCAAATTACTTCAGCAATACGGTTGTCAAATAGTTCGTATGTGAGTGTGTACTCTGCATTACGACCTAAGTGTATATCAATCCACATATTCGGTGTCAGTGTTGTACATAGTGAATCCTCCTTCCTTGACCACTGTTAGTACATTATTCACTCTACCTACTAGTTCTTCTTTGTGTGAAATAAGGAAAATATTTTTACCTTGCTCTCTATTCATCTTCTTAAGGATACTTAAGGCGTTCTCTACACCCATTGTATCCATGCCTGAGTCGATTAATTCGTCGATACACATTAGGTTCATCGGCGCATTTAAGCTCTCATACATGTCTCTAAATGCCCAAGATAAGCCCAAAATAAGTCGATTGCGTTCGCCTCTACTTAGATTATCAAAGTCTAAGTCGCGTCCATATTCTGTTATTTCGACATTTAAATCGTTCGCAAATTTTACATCATGCGGCAATCCTAACTTATCTAAGTACCATGCTAACCTGTGATTTAGGTATGCAATGTTCTGATCAATAATCTTTTTACGGATAAAACTATCCTTGCTTGTTAACAGTTTGTACAAGAACTCTTGATGATCTTTTAAGAATGTTAATTCATTTATTAAGTCAAAACTAACTTCTTGTAAACCTGTTTCTTTGAGCAAGTCTATTTGTTCAACATAAGGATTCTCTTCCTCTTGCTTAGTTTGGTACTGTTGAGCAAGAGATTCTAGATTGTGTTTGTGTTCATATGCTTCTTCTACTGTAGCATAAAATGTACTTACTGTTTCAGGCACATCAATAATTTCCATTGCCTTTGTAATTTCATCAACCTTTTGCTCACTGGCAGCATTTAGTTCTGTTTCAGATGCAATCTTTTCTTTAAGTTCATTTATATAATCGCTGTGTGTATCCAAGTGCGATGTAGTTTGTTTACATGCATGGCATACACCTGCTTCAGCGTCTACTAAGTTTCCTTCAAGCTCTGTTAGTCTTTTTATGTTGCGTGTATTACTTGCTTGAATTGTTTTTAACTCTTTAGCCAATGTGTTATAATTGTCTTGCTGTTCTTTGGCACTAACATTTTGTTTGTGCGATTCAATCTCATTGTTGACATCTAGTTCGCCTAGTGTAGTTATTGCTACTTCTAGATCTTTTACTTTCTGATTGTGTGTGGCTTCCCATGCTTTTTTACGGCTTTCTATTTCTTGTATGTTTTTATCTATACGACCGTTTGCATCTTTAACAGCACTGATACGCAACTCTTCTTCTTTAATGTTGTCACGAGTAAATTTAGTTTTTTCTTTTAGTAACTCTGCTTTTGCACTTAGATCAGTAATACCTAACAACTGCTCGATCATATCTTTTTGATCGTTATTCTTCATACTGAGGAAAGGTTCGCTGTATGTGTTCAATGCAACCAAATGCTTAAACATGTTATGCGGAAAGCCAATAATCTTTTCAATTGCTTTTTGTGTTTCTCTACTATCGCCTTGCTGTTCTTCGCTTATAGTATCTTCCCCGTTTACTATAAACTTTAACACATTAGGTCTACGACCACGCTCAATACGATAGTCAACACCCTTGGACTCAAACTCAACAGTGGTCATCATGCCTTTACTGTTTGTTTTGTTAATTAAGTTATCGCGGCGAATGTTAGTAAGTGCCTCACCATACAATGCATAACTAAGTGCATTAATAATAGTTGTCTTACCTGTACCGTTTCTGCTACCATCTCCACCCATGTCTAAGTTATGACCTAGCACCAAGGTCAGTTGACAGTTGTCAAAGTTTACTGCTTGAGTATTGTTGCCCACACTCATAAAGTTACGGGCTGATACATTTTTAATCTTTAGCATATTAAATTTCTAACTCGTTATAGATATCGATTAACTTATCTCGTTCGATTGTGGTAGAATCAATTGTGTCTAATTGTTGTAGCACTATTTGATCTACACTTTCAAATTTTATCTCACTGCCTTCAAATTGCTCTTCTTCTTCTTTGATAGGAATAAGTTGCAATTCCCTAACATTATATTGTTCAGCAAACTTTTCTTTAATGAAAGTTGCCTCTTCATATGAAATACTGATATCTAATTTTACACGAGCATAGGTATACTTGTCAAGTAAATTCTCATGGTTGTCCAGCAATTGTTTAAGACTAAACACTCTGTACTTAGGACATTCGCTCCAATTTACATAGATAGGTTCCTCTCCCCATGTTAAGAACATAGCACCACGCTCGTCATCATCTACATCTGCATAGTTGTGAGGGAAAGCATTACCTAAGTAATGTATATTGTTTTTAAACTGACGCTTATGGAAGTGTCCTGAGAATACATATTCTGGGCCTGATAACATTTTATCATTAATGCCTCCGCCATGGTCTGGCATCTCTACCATTGCATTCATTTTAAAATACGGAAGTTCAAAATGACCAAACATGTACTTGACTTGCATCTTGGCAACTTTTTTGTATTCGTCGCCAACTAGCCATGGAATGATAGCAACATCATCTTGCTGGAAGTGTTCGTCTACCATTACAAAGTTAGAAAGTTCTCTAGCATATTCAATACTGTTCATATCTCGTTTGTCTCTATAATAGAGATCGTGATTACCAGTTATAAAATATACTGTTTCAAAATTGTCATTTAGTTTTTTAAGATCTTTAATTGTTGCATTCATTGTTGCAACATTAATACTTGATCGGTGATGCATCCAGTCACCGAGGAAAATACATGTTTCAGCATTCCTTGCTTTTGCTTCTGCAATAAACCAATCTATATATCGGTGGCAGTCATCTAAGTGTAGACGACTATTTTGTTTTAGCCCGTAATGTATATCCGTAAAACAGGCCGCTGTTTTAAACAACTGACTCATATAAAACTACTCTGGGTTATTTTCTTGCTCTGCAGCTGATTCAGCAGCATCTCTTAAACTACGAATTTCTTCTTCGTGTTTAATCTGTCTACTGAAACTAGGCATGTGCCCTTGATCAATAAGAATATCATCTCTGATAGTTTGGTTGCGTTTCTCAATGTTTAATACTCTTGTGAAACTGTTATTGACAACTGCCGTGTAATATGCAAATGGATTGTCTGACTTAGACTCGTCAAACTGTAAACCAATTTGAGATAACTGCACTAATGCTTGTCCTCTCATTTCGTCTACATAAGTATAACCACGCCAGTTAGCTCTGTGCGAATAACGCTCTACTAGTTTTAAGAACATAGTTCCTAACTTGTTTGTTATTCTTCCGTGATCAACATTAAATTGTCCATTACTTAAACTTCCTTCCCAATGACTACGAACAACTTCTTTTAACTCTGTGCCTTGATAAGCATAATGCTTGAATGCTGGAAAGTTTACTTTTGCTCTCTCGTCTGCAGGCGTTTTAGGATTTTTCTTCCTGCCTGGTTCTAATGGAATATGGTCCATATTCATAACACGGAAAACTAATTCGTCTAGATCAAACGAATCAGGATCTACTGCAAACTCTTTTTGCTTTGGCTTGTTTTTGTAATCAGCTCTGTCATGGGTGGACATTGCTACAGCATACGCTTCGCTTTGCAGTTTGTTTGCTTTGTTTACTCTTGCTTCTGCAATAGTTGCATCGTTTATATCTTTGATATCACGGACTATGATGTCATAATTACTGTACTTCTCATCTGAAATCTGGCAGTAAGTTAGTTTACTTTTGTTGATTTCTTTTAGAATATCCTTGTTGTTTAGATAATTTACTGGTGCTGGTTTCTTTATCATATGTGTTTATACCTCTAGGTTTATATCTATTATACAGTCATTATTAGTAAAGTCAAGCATTATTTACCCAGTTTCAGCAATTATAATGGTATATATTGAATCTGGTAAATAGTACTATAGGAGAAGATTATGGCAAATAGCGGAATCGGCGGCAGCTTTTTAAAAGGACTCTCAAGAGCATCCTACTTAACAAGCCTAGCAACAGACTTAAATCAAATTGCTCAAGCGGGTACATCGCTTGGAGACCAACCTGGCATAACTACTGATGTAGACTGGAGAGCAAGACTTCGTCCAAAAAACGGCGGAAGAGACTTATTCTGGAAAGGTGCAGATGATAGTTTAACAGGCGATACTGATTATTTGTTAAAACCTTTACATGAAGCCGGTGGGTTGATTTGGCAGTACACACCTGATATTTTGGTGAGTGCTCAAGTAAACTATAACCAAACAGACTTCCATGGGCAAAACTATCCTGTAATGACTTACAAAAACACTATACCACCTGCTATTCCTATAACAGCAGATTTTAGTGCTAACACAATTCCAGAAGCAAGATACTTATTAGCAGTACAGCATTTCTGTAAAGTTGCAACTAAGTCGTTTGGTGGCGATGCAGCAGTAGCAAATGGCTTCTATGGAACACCTCCTCCGGTACTATTGTTTGAATACTTAGGCCATCATGGCTTTAATAAAGTGCCAGTTGTACTAACATCATACAGTATGAACTTACCTGCAGATGTAGACTATGTACCTGTGCGTACTGGTGTAAGAGGTGAAGAAACAACTTATGTACCAACACTGATTAACTTCCAGCTCAACTTGCAACCAACATATACACCACACAAATTGCGTAAGAGATTTGACTTACAAGCATTTACTACAGGTAAAAATTACAAGGATGGATTTGTATAATGGCTAAATTTCACAGAGCAGATAGTTTCTTAAAACCAACAGGTGTGTATGACATCTTTCTAGATGTTAACAAATTACCTTCTGTGCCTAAGTTACCATCTGACGATACATATATTATTGAAGCAAAATATGTTAACAGGTTAGACTTATTAGCATTTGACCAATATGGTTCTACTAGACTTTGGTGGATAATTGCTTTGAGGAACATTGATATAATTAAAGATCCAACAAGAGATGTAACAGCAGGATTAGAAATATACTTACCTAGTAAAAACACAGCAGAAAGACTAGCAGGCTAATATGGCGATTGAACCAGCAGAACAGTACGATCCGTTTTTAAAGAAAAATGTTTATGGTAACATTTTAGATCAGGTCGATAACTATCAGTACAACTTAAAGTTATACATGATACCTCCCGTTGGCCAACCAGTTGGCACACAGTCGTCAGCAGACGACCAAGGCGGCTCAACTGATGCTAGAGCAGACAAGCCTAGCAATGCAAAAAATAGTAGCGGACAAGGAGGCTACTTACAAAATGCATTAACAGCAAGTCCAGCAGAAACAATCATACTTGCCCAAACAGGCGTCACAGGAACTCAAATAGATAACTTAGAAATTGAATCTGTAGTAGGCCCAGGTGGCGGAGTAGAGAATGCTAGAGTAAATTTTGATATTATTCAACCTGGTGCTGCAGACTTTCTAGATCAAATGGTTGCTGCCAAGGCGTACTTAGGTGACCAAATTACTGCACAAGATGTTCCTATATTTTTAGAAATAAATTTTAAAGGTTATGCTGGCGACATTGATGATGAGGATAACGGAGGCGAACCTATATTGGTAGCAGGCCCGTATAGATACATGTTAAAAATTTCTAATGTAACTTTAGAGATTGATGAAGCAGGTAGCACATATCAATTTAGTACTGTACCAGTAGACCAGTTAGCATACATTGATACTAATTTTAGAATGCCAAAGAAACTAGAGTCAATAGGCACAACTATCGAAGAGCATGTTGAAGACTTAGTAGCAAAAATTAGAGAGCATAACGAAACAAACAATGACAAGTATTCAATACAAGATGAGATTACAATTGACTTGTCTGGATTAACTGAAGGCGAAAGAGGTTTAAAAGATACTAAACTCACCAACACAGAAGATTCACGAGCGGAAGAAATTAACAGAATTATGAACCCTGAGCTAGAGGGTAAAACAGAAGACGAGTATGAAGACATACTAAAAGATGCTACAAAGGACGAAGGCACACTTGATATTGTTGTGTCTGAAAATAAAGTAACAGTTAGAGAAGGCGTATCTTTTGAACGATACATTGCTACATTGCTTTCTATGAATGATGAGTTCTTTTCTAGATGCACAAGATCTTTAAAAGCAGATGACCCTGCTAACAACGAAGTTAGAAAAGATCAAGCATTTATTGAATGGTTCAAATTAAATGCTTATGTAAAATACGCCGCATTTGATTACAAAAGAAATGCGTATGCAATGGAAACAGTTTTTAAACCAACATTGTTTAAAACAGCAAAGAATACAGTACAAGCAGACCCGGCAGAAAATTCGGGACTAACTGGAGATGATGTGAGAGCAAGAGTTGATGGCTTGCCTATATTTAAAGCATACCACTACTTGTACACAGGCTTAAATGATCAAATCAAACAATGTCGTATCGATTATAAATCTGGTATTGCAATTCTCACAGCACCTGCAGGAGGCATGTCAGGAGACTTTAGTACTGTTTTAGCAAAAACACTTAGTAATAGTGCTACACCTGATGAGGACTTAACAGGTAATGACTTAGCAACTGCGGCCGTTAAAGCAGCCAACGAAGAAGATAGATCTAAAGCAATAGACAGTATGTTTAGCAAAAAGAACAGTAGCCCAGATCGTGAGAAAGATATTGCAGGTGTTGGTAGGATATTAAAACTATCTGATGCAGAAATAAAAGATGCTATAGAAAATAGAAACGGAGCCAATGCTAATAGAATTAAAGAAACATTAAAAAACAAAGGTGCAGCTCAAGCAATAAGAAACGCACAGATAAATGCTGCAAGAACACCAGACGATCGTAAAAATCCTGATACAACAAACTATACACCTTCGCTAAGTGGGTACACATATTCTGCAGACATTATTGGCAGTGTAAGCGACAGACTAGATCAAGCCGCAGCACTAACAGCCTCACAAGAACTTGCAGAATCCTTAAAGCCAAAAGAGGAAGAAGATGCAAACGCTGATGCAAGTGGACCACAGGAATCAATTGTTGTTGCTTCTGTGCCAAACCCAGCAGAAGATGCAACTTATAATGGCACACCGAGAAATACAGTTTTTGGATATTTAATGCAACAACATGCTATTGATGATTTCCTTGTAACCCTTGATATGGAAATAAAAGGTGACCCATGGTGGTTAGGTCCTGCAGCGGCAGATAACCAGCCAGAGAAAAAAGGAAGCGAATTTGTTGAAGATAAAACTGATGAAAAAAGTATAAGAACTGCTGGTGATGAAAACTATGTATTATTTGATTTGCAAACACCGAGACTATACGACTTTGATGTAGACGACGAAGACAGCGATAGCAATAGCGGATACTGGAGTAAAATGGGTACATCATATTTTATAACAGGCGTTTACCAAGTTAGAGGTGTTAACCATATGTTCTCAGGTGGGGAATTTTCACAGGAAGTTAGTATGATTAGACAAACAGCAATAGACTTGAAGAAAACAGAAAAAGGTGCTGAGTAATGAGTATGAGCCGCAGAGACAAAGCAAGTAAGAAAAATCCAGTACTTAAAAAGAATATTAGTAAAGATGCAGTATTTGGGATATACCTTGCAGAAATAGTTTCAACAAAAGACATTAGCAGAACAGGCCGTGTGCGTGTGTTTGTTCCTGCAATCAGTAAAGATAAAAATTCCCCTGCAGGATATTTTGATGCAGTGTGGACTAGTCCGTTTGCAGGTAGTACAGATCCTAGGCAAGTAGGAACGAATGTAAAAGTACCAGAAGAAACAATGAGCAGTTACGGTTTATGGACAACAGTTCCAGATAACGGTAACTTAGTATTAATTGCATTTGGTGACGGCAATACAAAGTACCCAATGGTAATGTCTTGCTTGTTTGCTGACAAACTAAATTATAGTCTCCCCGGTAATGCAGGAGGCAAAACTTATCAAGCCGCAGGTCTAAAACTACCTACACTAGAAAAAAATAAGCGAACAGAAGATATCAACCACAACGATACTTTTAGACCAATACAGCATACATTAGCAGAACAAATTGTTAAGCAAGGATTAGCACACGACCCAATCAGAGGAGCCGGCTCTTCAAGTGCAAGAAGAGAATCGCCAAGCGAAGTATTTGGTTTACTAACACCTGGTCCTAGAGACGCAACTAATTACAACCATAGACTTGGTGGTCACAGTATTACACTAGATGATAATTTAAATTCTAGACAAATAAGAATCCGTTCAGCACAAGGTAATCAACTATTGTTAGATGATACAAGTGGAATGGTTTACTTGATTAATAAAGATGGTAATGTGTGGATGGAGTTTGCTTCATCAGGACATGTATTTTTGTACGCAGAAAACGATATTAGTATGCGAACAAAACGTAACTTTAATATACGAGCTGACAGTGATGTAAACATTGAGGCAGGACAGAATGTTAATATTAAAGCCGCAAAGGATACTACTGGAGAAGAATATCAAAACGAAGGCAAAGGCACAGGCGGTGTAGTAAATATTGAGGCTTTAGCAGATATGAATTTACTTGCTGACTCTAATATTTTTGAAACAGCAGTTAAAGGCGAGATGCATCTTAATTCTGCAGGCTCAATAAAAGCAACAACTGGAGACAGTTTGCATTTTAATGCTGCAAATGATGTAGCAACTACAGCAGGTGGTAAAGTTACAACTGGCTCAGGCGGTGTGATAGTACTAGAAGCAGGTGGCAACATTGTAGAGAAAGCATCTAAAGTATTAATGAACAGCGGCGGCCCAGGTGCTGAACAATCAGAACAAGCAGATATCGCACAAAAAATTGTTACAGATACTTTTGACGACAATCCTCTTGCACCACCCGCTTACGATAGAGGCGGCGAATCAGATATAACAAGCGGTAGCCGTGAAGGCCAAGCAGCAAGTATAACATCTATAGTTAGTACTTTTGTTACATCTGAACCTTTTGTTGGACACGGGTTACCCAATCCTGTAAAAGACGATCAGGATAATATGGTACCAGACGAGTCAGTGGCAAAAGGACTAGCACCAAACAGCAATGGCGTTGCTGGTAGTGATCCAGCAGACATCAATTCACCAGCAGGATTACAAATAGGACAACAAGGCAAAGACGGACAACCTAAGTACACTAGCCCAGCACAGGTACAAAATAATTTTACACAGGCATCTGCTAAAAAACTCGAAGCAAAAAATATGGCTAGTTTAACTAGTTCTCTTAGTTCTAGTATTCCAGCAGTGAGGACACCTACTATATCACCTATGGGTGCAAAGAAATTAGGTATTAACGGAATAATAAATGATGCACAGGCTAAGGCTAAGATGATGGCGTTCGATAATAAAGGACTGCCAATGGACTTAAAACAAGCAAACGCTGCTTCTATGATGAATAAAGTTAAAACTGCAAAACTTGGAGGCACAGGTCCTGGGTTTGAGAAAGCATTAGCAGACGCAGGAATATCAGTAATCAAGGATGGTGCCTCTACTATATACTCAGGTGGTGGGGTAAACATGGTTGACTTACAAAACGGCATTGGCCCTGTTGGAACACAGATGCATGCCACTAGTAATTTATTAAGTACAGGTAAGTCTGTACAAGGAATGATACAAACACCTGTAAGTGATAATCAATTTATGGCATTAACTAGTATGGCAGATCATTGTGGAATTAAAAACTTTAGTAAAAGTAAAGTTCTTCAAGCAGTAAACACAGGCAATCATGGTTCTGTGCCTAACTTAATGATGAATCACAGTACATTAAATGTTGCGGGTGTTGCTACTGTTCAGCAAGATTATTATCAGAGAAGGCAGTTCGAAGGCGAATTGTATCAAACGCCTGATAACATAACACCTAAAGCATATCCTAATATTGTACCTTTCGGTAAACAGGCTAGTGATTTGAAAAAAGCCCGTAGAGGTCTAATTTAAGTAATACTGCTTAGTTGTGTTAGTTCCGCTAACCTTTTCCATGCCTTATACTTTGCTTCCTGTTCTTCTCTAACAGTTTTTTCCAGCATTTCAACTGTACTTTTTAAACCGTTTATTTCAGTTCGCTGATCATGGATTATTTGGTTTGCGTTTGAATGACTTTCGTCTGCATTGTTGGTGTACAACTTTTTCTCCAAATAAAAAAAATATGTGTGTAGTCGCCTACACACATATTTATTAGTACTTTGCTTTAACTGGCTTTTTGAACCATCTTTTCCATCACAATAAATTCATCTGGTTTAATGTTTTTATCGTAACGGTAATTACCTGCAAAGTTTACCGAGTCAAACAGTGCATACTGTTTTGTCACTGAGTCATATAGCCCAACTGTCACGAACCGTTTAGATTGCTGAAAGATGCGATGGAATCTATGATGACCCTGCCTTTCATTAATCTTTACTGCTTGTGACCATAGTTGGTCAAACTCACGATTCAATTTAAACATTTCTGTCTACCTTGTTCGCTGTGTGGATGTTATGTCCTAAAAGGACTGTTTCTGTAGCAGTCTTTTGCTACATTGCGTGTATTATAGCACCTTATATACGCTTGTCAACCTTTTTGTTCATTCATTAAAACTCTAGTTTAAGAAGTAGATAAATAAGAGTATGGCTACAATATTCAGAGGATTCAGCACAGTAGATACAGTTAAGGCGCCATTCTCCTTATCGGACATGGAGTTAGTAAAACGCGATCTACTAAACGAGTTTAATACTCGTAAAGGTGAAAGAGTTATGCGTCCAAATTTTGGTTGCATTGTTTGGGATTTGTTAATGAACCCAGAAGATACTTTTACCGAGTCAGATGTCAAGGAAGACATTGCTAGAATCATTGATAAGGATTCGAGGGTAGAATTAATTAATATTACACTGTTCACAAGTGGACATGCTATTAGAGCTGAAGTAGAACTAAAGTATGTGATATTAAATAGCGAAGATACCCTATTCTTAGAATTTAAAAACGAACAGCAGGTATAATACATGGCATTGGTAAACAGACAAAATAACTTATTCGCTGCAGAAGATTGGAAAGTAGCGTACAAAGCATACAGTGAAGTAAACTTCCAAGCATATGATTTTGACACTATTAGAGCAGCTCTAGTAGAGTATGTGCGTGTAAACTACCCAGAAACATTCAATGACTACATTGAGAGTTCAGAATTTATTGCTATCATAGAATTGTTAGCATATCTTTCGCAGTCCTTAACATTCAGAATGGACCTGAACAGCAGAGAAAACTTTTTAGAAACTGCTGAAAGAAGAGACTCAGTATTTAAACTTGCAAGACAGTTAGGCTACAATCCACGCAGAAATATTCCTGCAAGAGGCTTAATGAAAATTGTTGCAGTTAGAACTAACGAACCTATTAGAGATAGTTTAGGCAACGAGTTAAATAACACTAACATTTTTTGGGACGATGCAAATAACGCAGACAGTTACGAGCAGTTTATTACTATTCTTAACTCTGCAATGAATTCCTCAAACAGATTTAGCACACCAACTAAAAGCGGAATGATTAATGGCATACAAACAGATTTGTACGAAATTAATTCTCCATTAACTGCTCCTTTAGCATATGACTTTGATTTAACAGTTAGCGGAGTACCGAGAACATTCCAAGTTGTGAATCCTACATTCAAAGAAGGCGCATTTGAAGAATTACACCCAGATAGACTAAACAACTTTAATTTGGTTTATAGAAATGACGGCACAGGTATTAGTAGTACAAACTCTGGTTTCTTTGTAATGTTCAAGCAAGGTAGATTACAGTCATCAGATTTTAATTATTCAGATCCTATACAAAGTAGAACACAAGAAATTAATGTTCAAAACATCAACGAAACAGATGTATTTGTACAAGAGATTGATGGTACTGGTGCAACACTTGCAAAATGGACACAGATTCCTAACACTGTAGGGCAAACACTAAACTATAATGATTTAGCATTTGGTGTTAGAACATTGTATGCAGTTGAGAATTTAAACAATGCTGGTATTAAAATAAGATACCCAGACGGAAACTTTGGTGATCTTCCATTTGGAACATTTAGAACATATTACAGAACAAGTGACCCAGAGTCATTTGCACTTGCACCAGAAGATGCAAGAAACATTAAAGTAACTATCCCATACCAAAACGAAGCAGGTGTTAGTTTTAACTTAACTGTGACATTTAGTTTGCAGGAAACAGTGAACAACAGTTTAGCACCAGAGACACTTACTGCTATTAAGCAAAGAGCTCCTCAAGTTTATTATACACAAAATCGTATGGTAAGTGCTCAAGACTATAACATATTCCCTTTTAGTCAGACAACTAATATTTTAAAACTAAAAGCAATAAACAAAACACATGCTGGGCATAGTCGTTACATTGATATTAATGATCCAACAGGAACATTCCAAAACTTGGAAACTTTTGCCAATGACGGTTCGTTGTATATTGAAGATGTTCCTGGAACAACAGGCATCACAATCAGTGACGACAACACAGTTGCCGCAGTTGTAAACTTTACAATTCCACAAATACTAAAAGATAGAAACTTAAATAACTTTGTTTATGAGCAATACAGAGATACATCAGAGTTGTATGATATTAATCGTTTCTCTTTAGATACTAAAAATGCTATATGGAAGTCGTTACCAGTTGTACTAGGAGAAAGTGCAACAGGTTATTTCCATGAAACTATTTCTAGTGGTGATAGCACAGTTGATGTATTAGATAGACAATTCAAATATGAAGGCGGAGTAAACGACGGCGTTCGTCCTTTTAGAATGTTTGCTGAAAATAACTTTATAAAATTTATAGACCCAGACGATGCTACAAAGTATGCATGGGCAAGAATAACTGGTGTTGCAAATGATGGTAAACTACATAGTGGATTAACTACAGCAACAGGACCAATTAGTTTAAGTACACCTGTCCAAGATGGCTGGAAAGCTGCAGAATACATTGCTACAATGCGTAAAGTACTTGTTACTTCAGAAGTAGCGGCAGTGTCAGCAGAGATGGCAGCTAAAAGATCATTTG